ATGCAATCGGGATCGGTGGCGGGAACACAAAGCGCCCGACGCTCTATCAGGAGTTCGGCTACCCGCGCACGATCACCTTTAACGACTTCTACAACATGTACCGCCGTAACGCCGCTGGCTTTGCTGTGGTGCATCGTCTGCTGGATGGTTGCTGGCAGGACTATCCGGTCATTGTTGACGGTGATGAAGCGCAGGAAGCGGAGAAAGCAAACGCCTGGGAAAAGAAAGTAACCAAGTTCATGAAGAAGTTGTGGCCGAAGGTGAAGGATGCCGATCGCCGCAATATGGTCGGGCGTTACTCCGCACTGCTGCTGCAGGTGAAAGATAACAAGCCATGGAGCGATCCAGTAGATACCAGGCTGGTGAAATCCCTGGGCGAGTCAGCGCTGGTAAAACTTATCCCGGTATGGGAGCCGCAGTTAACCGTCGCAGAATGGGATAACGATCGTCAGTCTGAAACGTTCGGCCAGCCGAAGATGTTCAACTTCAACGAGCAGCCGGTAGGTGATGAGCCTTTTGTCGGCCCGATGCGCGGCGAACCGGTACACCCTAGCCGCGCCATTCTGTTCTGTGAAGGCTCAGAAGATGACAATGTACTGTCTGGCATTCCGTTGCTTGAGGCTGGTTATAACAAAGGCCTCGACCTTGAGAAAGTGTCCGGTGGTGGCGCTGAGGGCTTCCTGAAGAACGCCAGCCGGCAGATCGCGGTCGAGTTCAGCAAAGAGACAGACATGGCCACGCTGGCTGACCAGGCTAAGAAAGCTGGTTATGCCGACCTCGGCGAAGCGATGGGCGACAAGGTCAACAAACTTAACCGCGGCACCGATGCGGCGGCGGTTATGCAGGCCGGGCAGATGCACGTTCTGAGTGTGACGCCCGGCGACCCGGGGCCGACATGGGAGGTCACCGCGAACGAACTGGCGGCGTCAGTGCAAATCCCGTTCACTATCCTGTTTGGACAGCAGACCGGACGACTGGCGAGCGATGAGGATAAAACCGACTGGGCGATTCGCCGCAATACCCGCCGCAACGGCTTCCTGACTGACCGAATCACAGCCTTGCTGGAACGCTTCTGGACCTTGGGCATTATCGATCCGCCGACAAATGGAGAGGTCACCATTTCATGGACAGACCTGCTGGCGCCTGGCGAGAAGGAGAAAATCGAAAACGCCTCGAAACTGGCCGACATCGTTCAGAAAACATCTGGCTTTTATGGTGGCGAGCCGCCATTTACTGCCAACGAACTGCGCGAGATTGTAGGCCTCGACCCGCTGCCTGAGCCAAAGCAACCACCTAACCCGAATGACAAGGTGACAACCGATGATCCACTGGCCGATGACACCAGAGCAGACGGCAAAGGTGGGGCTGCCGATAGTTCCGCGCAGCAAGGTTGACCCCACGCGATCGGCGAAGCAGGTTACCGCGATGTTCGGGGATATCGAGGACCGGTATCTCGGCATCAAGCGCGCTCTGAAATCGCTCTTCGACCAACGTCTGACCGGTAGAGAACGAGAGGTTAACAGCCACAACTGGCATTTCCTGTGCCACGTTAACGGCGACGAGCCAACGCTCTACCAGGTCAACGCCGGCAAGTTTATCTACGACATGTCGGCGCAGGAACTGGCGGACCTGCTGGAAGCGGTGCAGGTCATTCTCGACGATTACCTGCTGGATGGTGGCGAGCAAAACCTCTGGGCAATGGATTACGTCGTCGCAGAAGCGCAGCGCGGCACGCTGGAGGCATTCAACAACCTCTCTCAGCAGTCGCAGGTGTACGCCAGTCAGACGACGCTACAGCAGCTTTTAAATAGTCCCGGCTATCTGAACCAGATAGCGGCGGCCAGGCTTACAACGTTCAGCGACTGGAAGGTTATCAGCGACACCGCCCGCGGCGATCTGACCAACATCATTACCGATTCAGTGGCGCGCGGAGTTAACCCCCGCGAAACGGCCAGCGTCATCAGCAAGCGCCTCGATGTGTCGATGTCGAAGGCCAAAACCATCGCTCAGACTGAGCAGGTCGGCGCGCTGCGGCAGGCGCAGTGGAATGAAACCGACTGGGCCGCGGACAGGCTTGGGTTGAATACCGGCCTGCTGTGGCTGTCAGCCCTCAAGCCAACGACGCGCAGCTGGCACGCCAGCCGTCATGGAAAGGTCTACACCACCGAGCAGGTGCGAGACTTCTACGCTGAGAACGGCAACCGGTACAACTGCTACTGCAGCCAGATTCCGGTGCTGCTCAACGACGACGACAGCATATTCAACAAAGGGCTGGTTGAGAAGTTGCTGAAAGAGCGCAAGGCATGGAAAGCTGGTTAAAATCATTTTTTCAATAACGTTATGCATGCAATGATTCAGGTGTTCTTTATTTGGAGAAAGACATGCATAACATACAAGCTCTTGATAAGTGGTTGGTTGGTCTTTGGTACACATCAGGCGGATTAGACGATCAGCAATTCAACATTGCTGCTTATGAGTTAATTCGCTCCAACCCGGGAAGAATTTTAGATAGTGGAGAGATAAGAGAGTACATTCTGTCCAAATACGATGGTGTCGCCGAAGAGGGTGGCGATATTTGGAACCGAGCATGCGAGAGAGCTTTCTTGGTGACAAATCTATCTGAATTCATGAAGATAAATAACATCTGATAAAAGGTCGCTTCGGCGGCCTTTTTTATTGCCTGAAATCCACCAATGAGGACGAAACGTGAAGCTATCCAGCATCCACGTTAAATCCCTCGCCATCAACGCCTCCAACATCTCAACGACAACTATCAACGGCCAGGAACACTACGTCATTCGTGGTGCAGTTCCGATCGTCGATGACATTGTTATGAATGGCGGCCTGTACCCGGCGGAGGAGATTAACAACAGCTACCAGACGATGGAGCGCAAGTTAATGCCGATCGGCCACCCGATGGTGAACGGCAAATACGTCAGCGCCAACGACCCGCAGGCGGTCAACGATTACTACGCCGGGGCGTGGGCTCAGAACGTCAGCAAAGCCAACGACAAGGTAGTGATGGACGTTTACGTCAATAAGGCTGTGGCGGATACCAAGCCCGACGGTAAGCGCCTTATTCAACGCCTGGACGACATGATTTCCGGCAATAACGCCGACCCTATTCATGTTTCCACTGGACTACTGCTTAACAAAGAGCAGAAGGCGGGCGAGTCGAAGGGGAAGAAACACTCCTGGGTCGCGCACAATATGCAGTTCGACCATATCGCTATCCTTCTCGATGAGCCGGGCGCCGGTACTCCAGAGGAAGGCGTCGGCATGTTCGTGAATGCCGATGGTCAGGAAGGCGAAGTCGAAACGGCAAGCCTCGTTGAAGCCGCAAATAGCCTCAAAGATGGCCTGCTGAACAAAGTTAAGTTCTTCCTCACCCATAACTCAGATGCCTCATTCGATGAAATCTACCAGATGCTGCGGGAAGCCATTCGCGCGCCGTCAGGCAGCGATGTTTATCGCTATGTCGTGACCGTATGGCCAGACAAATTCATCTTCGAAGAGGGCAATAAGCTCTTCCAGCAAAAATACCTCATCGACGACAGCACGGTCACGCTGGTCGGCGATCCAGTAGAGGTCGTGCGCAAACCCACTGAGTACGAAGTCAAAACCAACGGAGAAACAAACCCAATGAAAGAGAAGATGATCGCCGCGCTCAATGCCGCAGGCGTTAAAACCGAGGGGCTGACCGACGATCAAGTCTGGGATGCCTACAACCAGCAGGCGCAGAAGAAAGCGGGCGGCGGCGACCCGGGCCAGACCCAGATTAATTCTGAAGCGATTACCGCGGCGGTGAATCTGGCAATTAAGCCACTGACAGATGAGATTGGCACGCTGAAAACTCAGCTGCAGGCCAATGCCGAAAAAGACCTCAAGACCAAGCGTGAAGCGGTCAAAGCGAAATTCCCGTTCATGACCGAAGCGGCGATCAACTCGCTGGCCGGCGACGCGCTGAACGACATGTACTCGCAGTGCCAGACCAGTACGGGTCTTAACCCGGCATTTCAGGGCAATGGCGCACAGAGCGAAATCCTTTCTATGGAGGCACCTGAATAATGGCTCTCGCACCTCGTTTCCATACCGTAATCGCGGGCCCGGCCCGCAAGAATGACCCGCAGGTCATTGAAGCAATCATGGCGGCAGCAGTGAAGCCTGGGTCTCTGGTAATGCTGGATAGCACAGGGAAACTGGCCGTTCACAATGTGGCCGGTGGTGCAGGAGTAGCCCTGGCGCTCCAGCACAATTATATCGGCGGCGGTGATATCCGCGATGCAGTGCCGGCCGGTGATACTGGCGCGGCCATCATGTGCGAAGACGATGTCGATTACCACATGTTGGTAAAGGCTGGCGAAGTGTTGCTGGAAAACGAAGGTCTGGTTTCTGCCGGTGACGGCACACTGGCCAAGTCGACCACTCCAGCCACCGACCAGGTCCTCTTCTTTTCACGCGAAAAAATCACCGTTGGCGCAGAAGCCCAGCTCGTGAAAGTCCGCAAATCAGGGAAAGCTACCGC